GCGCGTGAACTCACATTCGGCGTCATGTTTCTCCTCCGCGGTCATTCCCCGCGCTCCCTGCGGATCTGGCGGTTCATCCACCAGCGGCGAGACTTTTCGGTCTCGCTGTGGGCTTTGAGGTTTCCGAGGACGTATCCACCGGCGAATGCCGAGGTGATGCAGACTGCGAATAGGATGAGAAAATTGATAGGTTCCATATATTTTAGATGTTGTAGAATTTTGCGCGGACTCCGGCGAGAGCGATCTTTTCCTGCTCGGCGTTTAGGCCGACTCGGCTTCCGCCGTCTTGATTTGGCCAAAGCTCGACTTTGGTTATGCTGGTCACATACCAGTACGAGCCACCCCGAACGGCCTTGATTACGTTCGCGATCCGCTTGTATTTGTAGGATTTTGCAACCGATCCGCCTGATGTATATGTCATCTCGGCTCCGATGCGTGATGATTTAGATATTCCAAACTCTGCGAGACGCTTCTCGCAAATCTCTGTAGCGTTTAGGATGTCCATGGCTGATGCTGTGGCTGATCTAGCCTTACCGTTTACCTTTTCGAGGGAGTCGGAGAGTTCGCGGCTTTTAGTATTTAGTGCAATTTTGATTTTCATTTTTGTATTTCTATTTTGTTTCTTCGTCGGAGGGTTCATCCCTCGTTCGATGTGCAAACCTTCTTTCATCTCCTCAAAGATTAAAAGAAAATAATTCGCGAAGTGCGAAAATAAATCTGTGGAAAAGTCTTTACATACTCGCTCAACCAATGCCCACGCGCATCTGCGGGCTTTTTTATTTTGAGATCGGTCGGTATAATTTTACCTCGCGAACGCCTTGAACCGTGCGTATTGTTGCTTTTTTTGCTTCAAGTATCCCTTTGCTAATAGCAGTATTAACTCGACAAGTTACAGCCGCTACGGTCAGGCTTGACTCGTCCGCAATAGTGCGGACGGTCTTCCAGCCTTGCTCCTCAAGCTCTTTCTCGCTTTCGACTTTTGTCGTTTCGAGGAAAGCCGACCAAGCTTTGTTTACATTGGCAATAGCCACGGCAGATTTATTTTTCGTTCGCATAAATTTACGGTGATAGAGTCGTCCTTGTAGTAGCCGAACGCAAATCCCTGCGACCAGGCGAATGTTGCGCGGCGTGTCGAAGCGTATTCCATATCGAAACGCGCCAGCATTCCCACGCAATATCCGCTTGCGCCGTCGAGCGTGCGTGCGCGTTCCCAGCCGACTCGGTGCAGGTGGGCCAGCACGCATTGGCCGTATGTCTCCGCATGATCGCGGATGGCTTGCGTGTTGTAAAAATAACCGTGGGTAAATTTGCATCCACCTAGCTCGTAGTAGCTCCGAATGTGATATGGGTATATCCGCGCCTTGAGTTCCTTCGCGGTTTTTTCAATCGCTTGGATGGTCAGCGTAGCGGCGTGAGCCGCAAGCGCGTTGGGCGATGCTGCGAGTTTGTAGAGTCTGGCCTCATGATTTCCAAATAAAATATGTTGCGGACGTAATTCGTGCAGAAAATCAATGCCAGCGGAAAGGTCGTCCGAGATGCTCGCGGCGCGGTCGCTTGAGTTCGGGTCTGAGATAGCACCGGAGCGGAAGGCGGCTAGGTCTAGGAAGTCGCCGAGATGGATTGTTGTGTCTGGTTTCCAGCGTTCCTTGAACACGAGGACGGCCTTGCGTGCATCAGGGTCGATTTGATCGCCATGAGAGCATCCGACTGCCATCCATTTTTTCCATCCTTTCATGTAAGTTCCGGAATGTTCCGGCTGGTTCGTTGCTCCCAAATCCATGCGCGAACGGCCTCCATCGTGTCCACGTCAAGCTTTGCAAATTCGCCGCTCTCGTGTTTTAAAGCGGATCGAAGCTCTTGGTCTATGTCATCCACTAGGATGAGAATATCAATGGCTTTGCAGGCCACCTCGTGCTCGTATCTTTCTGTCTCGTCAAACTCAAGTGTCATTTTCATGCGTCTTCGTCCTCCTCTTCTTCTTCGTCGTCTGGAAATAAAATGCTGAACGAGTCGCCTGCGAGTCCTTCGACGGCGTATTTGTTACCGAATACGAATTCTCCGTGCATCGTCTCGCCTCCCTGCTCCCACGAGACGATGGTGAACCCACAATCGTAATGCTCCGACAGAAGCCGTTTCGCTTCTGCGAGTGCCTCCGTTCTCTCTGATTCGACCGTCGGTTGTTTCTTTTTTTTCAAGCAAGGACGTCTATTTTTTTAGATACTCGGTTTCGTAAATTGGCGAGCATATCGCGCTCGGTCATTCCTTTCGCCCATGCTGGACGCAGTTGGTAGTGCGGTTCGTCAACGAACTTCCAGTCGCCGCCCCATTCCATGCCGAGAGATTTGCCGAGCGTTCCTAGCTCGTGGTAGAGCGGATGCTCTCCGCAATATTCTTTGCCGCGAAGGATGCCGATATCCGCTGAAATCCCGAAATTATGGAGCGAAAATCCAGCCTTGGCCCGTGTTGTAATCGATGTATTTGGGATCGTGCGGCCTTTAGCATAGATCGCATCTTGCTCCATGTAGGATCGAGTTCCGCTGATGATCTTAACGTCGCAACCAACCTTCGCGCAGATGACCTTTGCAACGCCTAGAAAGGCACGCATGGCCTTTTGCATTGCAGGGTGGAGCGTTGCTAAGTTGATCTCGCTTCGCTCGTCGTAGGTCATTTTTTTAAGCCTTCGATGTCCGGTAATTCGTAACAGAGAGTTCCGTAGTCGGTCTTCACGCATAGCGAAGGATTTTGAAACCCAGCGCATGAAGTCAAGAACGCCATGCCTAGAAACGCGAATGAAATCAAGACCATCCAGAGTGCAATTTTCTTGGCGTTCATTTTCCTTTGCGAATTACGTTTATTAAACCGACAAGACCAAGTCCTGCGGCAATGATCTGCGTCTGCAACTCTGGCGATAGATTTACGCCTGCCGCTGTTGCGATTAAAATCAGCCCTCTCCAGGTCGAGTTCTGCGAAAGTGAGTCAACGATTGTAGATAGTATTTTCATGGTTTTTTTGCTTTGAGCATTTTGTATAACGAGACCGAACCGATGCAAATTCCAAGCACGAGAGAAGCAACGCGAAGCCAAGCCTCGGCCTCGGAGAACGAGATTAATACTGCCGCTGCTGGTGCGCTCGTTCCGACGAACGTATGAAAAGTATGTCCGTTCATCTTAGCTCAGACCGCCTTGCGAGATGAGTTCTTCGGTCAGCGTGCAGGATTGGAGAATTATCGTGCTTCGTTCGCCTGCGGTCGTGAGTTCAACCTCAATCTCGGTCGTGACCGAGGTGGCATTTAAAAGCAGATCGCGAACGCCGAACGTGTTGAAATCCACAGCGGCTGTCTTCCCTGGTGCTGCGGCCAAGCCGCTTTGCACCTCCAAAGTTGGCAAGTCGGTGAAGCCTTTTGCGCCGCCAAATGTGAGGTCGAAATATTTGCCTTGAATGCCGCTCACAGTCACGTTGCTTGCGCCGATAGAATTAAGTGACTGCAATGCAAGTTCAAATTCGCTTTCGCTTATTGAGGCAGGTAGCGGCCCACTTTGCGCCAAGAGCGTTGATGCAATGCTACCCGATGTTACCGTTGCCGAACCGCTTGTTATGCCCGTGGTGATCGTGGACGAACCGAGAATGAACTGCGTCTGGCTTGGTATTGCAGTTACGAAATATACATCTCCTTGCGTGTATCCGGTCAGTGCCGTGAATCCGGTTAATGTAACGACCTGCTGCAACGCAAGCCCGTGATTGGTGGGGGTTATAAACACGCCATTCGTAACGGTTGAACTGATGTCCACGTTGTAGGTTGGGACGGTGACAACAAAACTTCCTTGATATGGAGGTCGAGAAAATGAGACCCGCTGCACTTCGTTGTTGATCGTCGATCCGGTGATCGTGGTAGCAACGCTGACGGTCATGGCCGTTCCGAGATCCGTCCATGTCGGCTCGTATACTGCTGGAGCAAGACGGAGTTGCAACTCTTGGATTTCGGCGTTGGTGGCGTCTCCGACAAGCCGCTCGTCAATAAGCGCGGTTGTGGTCGGAATGAGTCGAGCGAAGTTCCCTGTGATCGCGCTCTGCGTGCCGACCGAGTTGAACGATACAACGAAATTAGTTGCCATCGTGCCGTCCACGCTGACCGATCCTGCGGCGGTGATTGTCGAGAGCGAGTTGAGAGCGGACGAGATCGCGCCTGCGGTCGCGCTGAAACCTATCGCGCCACTGGTCTGGCCGCCGAAGGAGAGAGTAAACGTGCCTGATGCTGGGACGCCTGTCCTGCTTCCTACGCCGAATTTCACATCCGTTCCGGTGTAGTCGATCACATTAAACGGAGTCGTTATGTTGCCCGTTGACTCCAGAAAGTACAAATTGATCGCGCCGTTGTCGCCCTTCACGAAGCGTTGCGTTGTAGCCGGTGCTAGGCTCGTCAAGCTCGTCGCCAGCCTGCGGTTTGTTGTGTCAATAAAAAGATCGCGTGCCATTTATTCGGGTGTTTTGTCAACAGCTTGCCATTTGCCGAGCGGACACCTTTCGGTTGCCATGCGTAGCTTCGCCCACGTCGAGCATCCACATTTGCGGCAGCGGCCCGTGGCGTTGAGTGCCTGCGCGTCCCATTCGGGACAGGCGCGGCACGTTGCTTCGCGGGTGGCGAGTGCTTCGGGTGGGGTGGTTGCGAAGCCTGCGCGAGCGAAGCGATGCGCGGCGTTGCCGAAGCGGGCGAGCATTTGGGCGCGGCGTTGTAGAATTTCGGGCCTCATGTAAAAACAACAATCGGTGGGGGAACGGGCGTCTGACCTCCATCAGTGTAGTAGTAGTAATCAAAGCCAGTTATCGCGTTAATAGTAAAATTCCCAGTAACAGTTGAGCTACCTAATGGGAATGCGCATATTTCTGGATTTCCAGTTTCTGCGATGCCATTAGGAGCGGCATAAATAATAAATTGAAAGCACCCATCAACGTAACCTGCATCGTAAGAGTTGGCGACTGTAGCCCAACTAGTATCGCTAAAACGAATAAAATCCTCCGGCTCCGGATTTTCTCCATTGATAGAAAACGATTCCGCTGTTGCATTATCAGCAAGCTCTCTAATTGATGAGGGGATAGAAGCATTACATTCATCACACGGATTACAACACGCGCAACTGACAGCGCGAAGGCCGAGAGGGTCGTCGGATTTTGTTTTAACGCCGGTGGATGTGAGGCCGAGGGTCATTGAAGAAAAGGGTGAAGGGTGAAACTTGAAACTTGAAAGGGCGCGCTGGTTTCCGGTCTCAGGTTTCCGGTCTCAGGTTTCATTTTTAGCATTCCTCCGTGGCGATCCAAGACAACGCGCCCGAAATCGCGCCGAGGACGTGAGTGCCGGTGGTGGGTGGAGCTGGTAACTTAAACTTTCTCGCCGCGTAGTTATTAACAAATGCCGACTCCGTGAATGCGTCATCCACAATCAATTTTGCATCGGCGAAATTTTTCATGAGATCGCTGGCGGATATCGAGTAAACAGACTTTCCTTTAGTTTTCGCCTCAAAATCGACGGGCAGATTGTTTTGTTTGTTCATTTTTTTAAAAAGATTAGCGCAGCCGCAGAAATCGGCTGCGCCGATTTGCCGGATGCGATCTGGTCGCGGAAGTCAACGGGAAAGTCGTTCATCGCCTATATACCGATCCTCCCCCCTTCATTATTCCTGTGGGACGCAACCAACCAGGCCCAGGCTCCTCTGTCCAACTAAGTCGAAAATCATTGTATTTAAGTCCCCAAGTAACTGTTACCTCGTCATATTCGCCGAAGCCGGAGCGGTTCACGCTTATGATTTCCGGATTTCCAACTAAACCGTTTGTAAGCGATCCTCTTTTGTAAGTGCTAACAATGCCGGGATCGCCCTCGCCTAGATATGCCATCGAAAATTTATTTTCCAACTCAAACCCGGAATATCTTGCTCCTTGTTCTCTTAAACTAGTAACCGTGCCGACTAAAATGGACGCGCTCAAACTCGTTTTAGGAAGAGCAAGCGTTGTCACCGAGTCTATTTTTCTCATCGTGAATTTGCGCGTCAACGTGTCGCCAAGAATTTGAAGATTATATGTGTTAGTTATACCACCAATCATTCCATCAACAGCCGTACCGATACGTGTCGTCAAATTACAACTCCCTGTATTCGCGCCCAAAACTGACGGGATCGGATTGTCAGCGTCAGGAGCGGTCACCAAAGAACCAAAAAATCCAGAAGTCGTGAGCGTAGTAAATCCGTCAGTTTCGTCCTTGCGCGTAGCGTTTTCTCGGATAATAAATTCTGGACGATCTGGGACGCGAAATCCCGCTTTTAATGTCGGCTCAAGATCGTTTGCACTTGTCGTCCGGCATTTGTAAATGCAATCGACGCGACTTAGTCCGCTGTCGAAGTTTTGCCTTGTAATGCTGGTTAAAATTAAGCCGTCTGATCCGTAATATGTGTGTGCCATAATTTTATACTAAAACTTGTTGCGGTAGTTTTGGTTCAATCTTTGTAATAAGATCAAGGATGGATTTAACCATTGAGTCAAGCGTGCCTTTCGGGGTTTTTGCTGGCCCGCCCCCAGGTGTTCCGGCTGGTGACTTTGCTCCTTCCTTCACGGCTTTTGTCGTCTCTCCCATTTTTTTAGCTGCCTCTGCGCCAAGATCAGCAAATCTATCCAGCCCTTTTTTTGTTCTGTCTTGAAATTTTGAGAAATCCTTAAAGACACCTTCCTCGCGAGCGAGACGCGCAAGCTCTAGTCGTTCCTTGTCAGACATGACGGGAGCACGGTTTCCGTAATAGTCTTTCAATATATCTGCCGCCGCACGCCTATCGCGCCCCGCTCCGACTCCAGCGACAGAAGTACGAAGTTCGCGGGCCGCTATCTGTTGCCCAACAAACTCGGCCTCTTTGTATTTTCCCTTTGAAATTAGTCCTTCCGCTTTTTTCTGTAACTTCCCACTTGGGTCAATGGACTCGGATTCTTGCCGAGTTTTAATTTTTTCCCCGATCTTTGTGGCGAGGGAGTTCTTGACGCGGTCGGCTTCGCGTGCGGCACGGGCCATTTCATTTGCGAGCTTTGTAGCTTCTGGAGCACCCATTCCGCTTTTGATCAAATCTTGAATCGTAGCTTGGAGTTTTTTTGCGTTGGTAAGCGAATCGGCTAATTTTGTATCTCCTGCGGCGAGTGCGTTATTTATATCAATTTGAAGAGCAACCTCGGCGCGTTTAATGTCGGCAGATTCTTTGAGATTTTTCTGTCGAGCTATTTCGGCGTTGAGAGCACGTTCGTCTTCGGCGGTTTGATCTTTTGCCAGTGTCTGTTGATTGGCCTGTTTTTCGGTAAACGCTTTCTGCGAAGCGGCAACATCCTTGTCGATTCGGGCCATCGTTTGCGCCTCCCATGCCTGATCTGCAGAAATGATGGCATCGGTTCCCTTTACAACCTCGGCCTGCTTTTGTGTGACCGTGTCGAACAACGGCGGAACGTTGGCCATGTTCTCTTTGAAACTTTCAGGGATGTCGCCCATTGATTGGCTTGCCTTATCTGCCGCAAGTTCGACAGCAACTGGGATTCGTTGCAATGCTAATTCTGCCTGCAATGCACCAGCCTCAGAACTTTGCTTTAAGCCATCAGCAATTCGACTAAATGCTGGCCCTAGACTTGTAAACGTGTCCGCAAGTGATCCAGACACTACCTTTTTGATGTAGCCACTAACGTAATCAAATGCGGATGTGATAGCCATTACTAGCGGCCCGCTTGAGTTAAATTGATCTTTTATGAAATCGCCAACGGTCTTGAAAGCCGCAACGATATTCACATAAATACTATTTGCCGTGTCTTTCGCTTGCTGAACAATCGCCTGCCAAGCAAGCTTGAATCCGTCTGTAAAGTTGCCAGTTTTAAACGAATCCACTGCGCTTTGGAATAGCTTCATGCCGTTCCCAGCACCGACGAAAAAAGCACCGATCTCTTGACCCACCTTTGCGGCGTCGAACATCGAGAGTGCGGTTGTAACGGCGTCGAGTGCCGGTTTTACTTTGTCGATCAAGCCTGCCGCAAACTCGATGAACTTGCCACCCACGACAACAAGGTTGTCGCTGATGCGGTCGAACTGCGACGATCCCGCCTTCATTATGTCGGGCAACGATCCGAGTTGCAGTTTTGCTGTCTCGATCTCGTCGTCGAAATTGGCGAATACTTGGTTAAGTGCGCCGCCGCTCTTGCCGAAAATATCCATTGCTGTCGCGGCTCGCTGTGCAGGGTCTGGAATGGCGGCGATGGCCTTTCCTATTGTTTTTAGTTGCTCTTCTGGCGTCATGCCTTGGAGTTGAGAAAGTGAAAGACCTAGGTCGGCAAAAGCGTAAGCGGCCTTGCTTGTGCCGTCTTCAGCGTCAACAAGTGCTTTTTGCATTTTGTTGATAATAGGGCCAAGCGAATCTGCCCCGACTCCAGCATTTTGGAATGCTCGTTCCAATAGCAATACCTTATCAACGGCAATGCCCGTGCGGTCGGCTAGATCGTTCAGCCTGCCGCCCATATCAAGAGCATCCCCGAAGCTTGCAATGGTCTTTGTCGCAGCCGAAAATGCCGCATCAATCGCCATAGACCCTAGTTTTGCAGCGGCTCCCGCGAGTGTTGCGCCTACGGCTATTTTACCAAAGCCGATCTCCGCTTTTTTGCCTGTATCTTCCGCCGTTGTTCCGAGAGTTTTGACTTGTCCTGCTGTACCTTGCGACTGATCGCCAATAGCCTTAATGTTTTTCTCCATTGACGTCACTTGGCCGATGCGCTTCATCGTGCTTTCGAGTTCGGTCATGGATAGCTCTCCGCCTTTGACCTTGTCTTTCAGACCATTCAATTCGCCTTGAACGGCCTTAAGTGTCTTCTCAAGTCCTGTGTCGGTTGCTCCAAATTCTACTGTTACGTCGGCCATATCGTTATGTTTCTATAAGTCCTTTTTGTCTCTTTTTTAGGATTGCTTCCATTTGCTTTTTCATTTTTGTAACAATGACGGCCTTGGCAAATTCCTTTTCACTTTCTGGAATAACATTGCTTGCCCACGGCGTTTTGTTTGTCATCTCAACCCTTGGGTTTTTTAAATCTGATGTCATATCCTGCACGCGACCGTTGTCGAAGTCGCCGGTATGCCTTGTAACCCACTTCGGAAAGCCTGCGATCAAACTGCCCTTGTTTACTTTTTTGAGCTTGAGTGCGCACGATGCCCATCCTGCTTTTGCAATGCCCACCTTTTTCAAGACGGTTTCTTTGTAAGAGTTCATCGTGGCCTCGCTCACAAACATTTTATCTAGGAATTTCCACCGTCCGATAGTGCGATCTCGCGAGCCTGCGGATGACATCTTACCATTCACAAAAAACTTTTTGTGGAATGATCGCATATCGGACTGAGACGCATCCGGTCTGAAATAGCTTTTTTCTGTTCCGTAGGCATATCCATCTTTTCCAACAAATAAGCGGACGTTTTCGCCTCTTTTGTACCAAGCGTATCCACCCTTAATGTTCATTGCTTCGCCGATGATTCCAAAGATTCCAATACGGCGTTGCGAATGCACAGCACTTGATGATCGGCCTCCGACCAGATCGCGAGTAATCGCCTTCTCCCCTGTCAGTTTCGCCTTGTCGTCCGCTCCGAACGGCTGCGTCCGCCTTGCCAACTCCACGCAAAGAAGGCGAGCATTCAGCATGACGGCGTCAGGAATCGTGACCTCGCGGATGATCGCGTAGTCCTTCATTATCTGCTCAAATTTCACGCTCTCGAATTTAAACTTTGCCATATTTTGCGAGGGTCGCCTCTATGGTGGCGAAAGCGTCAACATCGACGCTGGCGTTGTTGTTAGCCCATGCCGAATGGCGTCCGTTGACGTAGTCGTCAGCGTGCAAGAGTTGCAGTCCTGCCGCGAAGGGTAACTCTTCCATGATCTCGCGAAAGCCCCAGCTGGTTATCTTGACTAGCCTGTAGGCGTAGACGGCGAGCCAGTTGGGGCTATTTAGTTTGGGCTTCCTGCGCCTTCCCCTGGCTGAGATGCTGGAGATGCGGAGTTGTAAAGATCAAATGCCTTGCCCATCTCGTCCGACATGGCTCCGGTCTCGTGATGGTGCTTCATGTTTTTCTCAATCCAAGAATCCACAGCGTTGATAAATATTGAGCGGTCGTTGACGGCCCCGCGAATAGTGCTCATTGGCTCGCTGTGAAGGAAAGTAAATGCAGCCGCTTTCCATACCGGATCCATTTCTCCGCTGAAGACCTCGTTGCGTTGCATCCATGATATCGTGAGAGCGGTGATCGGTCGCAGGGTGCGTCCGTTCACGATCTTCGGGCCATCTTCCATCGCTTGGATGCGGAGTATTTCGTCGTCTTTTTCTAGTTTCTCAACTGAAACTCCAAAAATTGCTGCCCTCAGTTCGTTATCTTTGTTTTTTTTCATATAAATTATTTCAAAAATCTGGTCATTTCCTGCTTGGTTTTGTCCGAAGCATTTTCCGAAATGGCAATGCGTTTGCCGTTGTGCTCGATCTCGATCAGTCGCGGCGTATTGCGGATGATGTCGACAAGGACATCCCTGTTCGCCAATGCGGCGCGGATGTAGCAAAGCGGATTCTCTGGATCTGTGGCTTCTAGTTCGTCGCCTTCTTTTGTCATCTGTCGATAGACTTGAGAAGCGTCTTGGCCCTTGTCGTTCACTCCCTCAAACCAGAACTCGGTGG